CACCTTCTCCACCACCGCCGCCTTCTTCAGCAACTATCTCTCTACAATAAATTGTGTCCCAACGCTTATCAGAACGCCCTAAATTATGGGTATCAGTTTCATTCGGAGTAACTTCTCCGGACACAATACCACCCTCTTTAGGAAGAAAGTATGATTTTAATTTATTGATGTCTTGTTGAAGCGTCATTATCTCACACTCGCACTACCCAATCCTAATCGAGCCATAAGTAAATCAAGAGCTACGTTCTTCTTACCAAGCTCGACCTGAAGCGTATTCTTATCAGCATTATATCGAGTTTTATTAATAAATGCTATAGCCGCATCTTCACCGCTTTCAGCACTAACAAGCTGCGCAACTGCGGGATCATAATCGTTTACTCTAATAAGCTGTCCAGCCCGAACCATATATGGAAACTCTGGAGCCCCCGCCTTTGTATAAACCCTACCAGAAATTCCTAATCGAGAAGACTGTGTTGGTTTTGAATAACTATGAATAGCAAGTTCAGCCATCGTATCCGCAATTCCAGGTAAAGCAGCACCAATATTTAAGCTTCCTTCTCGAACTCCAAATAAACCCTGGCTAACGCTATCCTCTACCCAATCCGTGAATGTTGCACCAATATCCGGATCATCATAAAGAACTTGAATCTTATTATATAGTCGTCGTCTATTACGGCTTAGGGTTACACCAGCACTTCCACCAAAGTCCTTTACAAATACTTGCCAATCTGGTTCCTCTGTTCTAATATCAGGTTCGGCAAATAGATATGGCATTCGATGTTCCCAGATAGCAAAATAAATTGGTACTGGGATCACACCATCATCACCAAATTTAGTTGTTTGATCAATAGCGTCTTTAAGCTTTTGCTCTCCTGTGAAGTCTTGAGGCGTAATATCTGTAACAGTTGTTTTAATCCGTGCATGGTTTTTCCACCATTGATCAGATAAATCAACGGTGTCCTCAATCATTTCAGATATTGAAGTTGGAACACTGGCAGGATAAATAATTCCATGAGTAAGGTCTTGTGCATGTGCATAATAACCTGCACAGGCAACTTTAACTCCTTTAGCATCAGCATCTGTTGCCTCAATTCTACCCTCATACAAGCGTCGTCCAAAATGATCAAAAACTACAACATGATGACCAACATAATCTCGATACCAGCGGATAGCGTTGTATCCACCCACCTCTACTTTAAAGGTTGCAGCACCAAAACCACCATGAAGAACCGTATCAAAACCAAGACCTGAAAATCGATCCGTCATTTCTTTAAAGTCAGACGAATTCTCGTTATAGTTCTTCCAGATACCAATCAGTAATTTCATTTTATACCAAATTATTATGCGCTGGTACAACAAACACCTGTACGTCCATTTGTCGAGTAATTTCACAGTTCTTTGCTGTTCCTTCCTGTAAGAAGAAAATTTTGCAGTCATTTCCTGGTCGTAACACAATTCTAGGCATTAATCCAAAGGGAAGTCCGGTTTTTTTACCGCTGGTATTAACATGATAAACTATTTCTTCCCATCCATCGTCAATAGTAAACTCAGTTTGAGCTACTCCAGTTGCCCGATATTCAAGAATTCGATAACCCCCATCTTGAGGCATTAATGCTACATAATCAAGATTAATTGTAGTATTTCCAACAGTATCTCTCTTTGCTCGGATAGAAACCTTTAAATCAGCTAATCCAGTTGGAGTTCCAACTAACCATGGTGGTAAATAAATCGTACCAAAATCAAGAAGTTCTGTAGTTGTATCAATTGGCTTTACCCACCCACTCTGAAACAAAATAGCCGTTCCATATTTAATGGCGATTGCATAACTACCGTTTTGATCCCAGTGATCCCCTGCATGACATCGACCGAAAAATCTAAAGGGTCCTTGTGTTGCCTCAACCTGGGCAGCAGTCAAAGCCCATCGAATCAAATCAATTTCCCCATCTGTATCAGCGAAGGTAATACCCGTATAAGTTCCTCCAGATGAATAATCTGCATCAGTTGTTGGGGTTGGAGACCCAAAAACAAATTCTTCATCATCATCTTCAAGGATATGCCTAAACGTAAGATCACCCTTACGAACACCGATATAAATCTTTGATGTTTTTTCAGCCTCCCCAGAATCTGCCTCTAAAATAAGTTTTACCTTCGCCTCAAAATCACCTGCAAAATCTGAACCATCAATCTGCACCCAGTTATCGTGCCCTTCTCCAGCATCATCGTGATTCCAAACCTGAAGTCCTCCAATTTTATCCGACTCATTTCCATTAGATATCGCTAATTCCGTTGGTAATCCACTTACAGGTGAAATCGAATAAGCAAATGGAGTACATACAAATGTAAGATAAAAGTCTGTAATAATATAATTTCCACTTTCATCTGTTTGATGAACCTGCTCAACAGACATCGTATCTTTCGGCCAGCGAAGCTCCCCATCAATTATTTCAAAATAAGTTATACTAGAAGAACCATCCCATTGGTACTGAAGCTCAACACGAGAACCTGTCTGTTCAATAGATCGTTGACGAGCCTTTTCAAGAAGGTTTTCAATTGCGCTAATTCTTGAAGCAAGCTCATCTCTAGTCGTTCCAGTAACATGAAACCACATACGTATTCTACGATTTTCAAATGTTGAAGTAACCAATTGAGAACCATGCGAATATACTGATTCACCCCCCCAAACTTGCTTTTTCTTCGGTGTCCAAATATCAAGACCACGATCTCGAAGTTTATAAGCAGCGCTCAAAAAATCTATTGAAGTCGTATCATCTTTTAATAAAAGTTTAAATGTCATAGTCTATACCTGTAGTTCTCACACGAGAATTATATCTCATCTCCAAAAGTTGTACCGACGCTCATATTTCCTTCAGCCCTTTCAGCCAATAATCTTTCTACGGCGTCCGTAATATCCTCAATATCTCGATCACTTCGTACTGAATCTCGACCAAATTTAAGTGTAACCTGCGGTGGAGTAGTGCCGCTTGCAATAGTATTGATCCCGCCAGCAAATGCTGGTGTAAGTGGCGCACCGCCTAGAAGTCCATCTGTAGCTCCCGTAAGACTCATTTTAAACTCTTCACTCATCGATTCAACACCCTCAACAGCACCTTGCATAATAAATTGCCCGGATTCAAACATGACTTTGGAGGCTGAACCTAAAGCCCAAAGTTTATTCCACCACTCAAGGGCCGCTTCATATATATCCCTAACTGCGGAAACAACACCCGATAGTTTATCATCGATACCATCAATTACACCCTGGATTAAATCTCCACCAGCAGTTTTAAAGCTTTCCCATGCCCCCTCAAGGACACCAACCCACTCTCCAATTTTTGTTTCTATTGTTGTTTTAATCTCATCCCATTTAGTAGATAGTGCGGCCTTAATTTCCTCCCACTTTGTTCCTACAGTTGTTTTAACTTCGTCCCACTTAGTAGAAATTGTTGCTTTAAGTTCTTCTAATTTTGTTCCTACATTTGTTTTAATCTCGTCCCACCTAGTAGAAATTGTTGTTCCAAGCTCTTCTAATTTTGTGCTAATTGTTGTAATAAGGTTTTGTGCCCAAGTTGAAGCGATATTCAATATCTCCCAGAACTTATAAGCAATAATAGCCTTCATTAGCTCCCACGTTTCGAATGCACGAGTTAATAATTCACTAAGTTTAAATAGAATGATAAGTATTAATTGATTCCAAGCCACTTTCGCTGCAACAAGTATATCGTTCCAAAGCGTAGTAAGAATGAAAATAAGTTGACCAGCGGCAGTTGATACTATATCAAGAAGCTCAAAAAATTTAAACTTAATAATAAACCAAATCATTTCCAGGGTTTCCCATGCTGCTGGACCCTTAGTAACAATTACACCGATGAGAAGTGCTAGTGCTGCTGCCAATGCTGTTACAGGACCCAAAAGGCCGACAATTATAGCCATTATACCCATAATTCCTCCCGCACTAGGAATAAGCGCTATAGCGGCCAGGAAATTACCTATTGCCCCGCCTGCTAGACCTGTAGCAATAGCTGTAAAGAGTCCAGCGATACCCGGACCAATACTTGAAAGAAATCCAGTAATTCCTGCTAAAGATATAGTAGATAAGAATGCTAGAAGGGGTTTAAGTAATAGGAATGTACCTACGAACAATAAAATAGTGTCCATATTATCAGCGAAAAACTGTCCGATTGGTGAGAGTGCATCAGCAATCTTCTCAACATTCTCCGTCAGCCCTTCTGGAAGAATCTTGACTTCACCTGCTCTTAGATCATCAATAAAGGCT